GATCAGCCGGTAAAACAGGCGGTGAACATACACGTAACCGACCCCAAGATAGGACAGCAACTGAAAAAGCTGATTGAATAAATGGCCGACCTCAAGTACACTGACGTATTCAACCGGATATGGGAGGCATACCACATAGGTGACAAGTTAATCATCCTTCAGGGTGGGCAGGGTTCTTCCAAGACATTCAGTGTGCTTCAGTTTCTTGCAGCCGTGGCAAAGGGTTATCCAGGCAAGCGTATCACCATTGCCTCTTATGCCTTACCGCACCTCAAGTCAGGTGCTATGCCGGACTTCGACAAGATACTGATCGACATGGGTCTGATAACAACGGTATTCAAGAACCGGTCAGACAACACTTATCACTTCCCGGGAGGATCCATTGTTGAGTTCTACGGCATAGAGGGCAATGTAGCAAAGGCACACGGACCCCGCAGGGATATACTGTTCATCAATGAGTGCAACAGGAAGATCACCTATGAGGTGTTTGACCAGTTGAACACCCGTACACAGGAGTGTACGTTCTTAGACTTCAACCCTGACCGTGCGTTCTGGCTGCATGACAATGTCATCCCTAATTTCCCTCACACCCTTATCAAGTCGAACTTCACCGACAACCCATATCTCCCCGAACGGGAGCGTGACAATATCCTAATGAAGAAGGACAAGCCAGGCTTTGAAAACTGGTGGACCGTGTACGGGAAGGGTGAGCTGGGTACGCTTGAGGGTGCCATCATTTCTAACTGGAGATATGGTGAGTTTGATATCACATTACCATATGGCTTCGGTCTTGACTTTGGCTACAACGATCCCGACGCAATGGTCAAGGTGGCTATTGACGAGAAGAACATGAGGATGTACTGGGATGAGAAGATATACAAGGGTGGAAATTCTTTTGAGGATCTCAGGCAGATAATGAACGGCCACTGCACCCGTAACGATCTTATCGTAGCTGATGCTGCTGATGCCCGTATGATTGCCCAATTACGTAAGTATTTTAACATACGGCCGGTCAACAAAGCCAAGTTCACCGTGCAGGAGGCACTCAAGATGATGCAGGCCTATGAACACGTAATCACCCCGGAGAGCCATAACCTTGCTCGTGAGTTCGTCAATTACATCTGGTCAGACAGCAAGGCAGGGATACCCATAGATGACTTCAATCACCTTATCGACGCCGGACGCTACCGGTTTATGGATTCAGTAACACGCACCAAAGGCATACAGACATGGCGAGGGTAAAGAGCATAAAGCGGCTCACGCTGTATGACATGATGCGTGACCTTGAGACTTACCAGGGACTGCCTGACGGGTTAAAGGATATGCCCGTGGTCAAGGTGAAGATCGGTCTGTGGCGGTATCCTCTTCCGGAAACAATGGAAGAGTTATCCAATCAGATAACCTATGGCCAGCGGCTGTTCCTTACAAAGAAGGAAGAGGAAGACTTTGGTCTGATCGTCCGCCTGATGGATGGTTACTTCTATCCTATCGTCACGGGTAAGCTGTGGGATGAGAACGCTGCCCTGGTCTTTGGCAAGAAGATCCTGCGGTGTAAGGCTGTGGAGGCATACCCTGCCGCCGTTCATCTTATCACCTTACTGGATGAGTTGGTGTCACGTGAGCTGCGGCTGCTGCACAGGGAGCCTAATAAGATGGAGAGGGCAGCAGGGATAGACAAGCTCAATCCCTTCTCAGAGATGACCTCCATTGACTTCCTGCGTGACACGATGAAGATACCCGCTGAGGAGGTGATGACCACCCCGTACAATGAATGCCTTGTCCGGTTCATGCTGGCCCGTGAGACGGCTGACTACCAGGATAGGCTTGTCGAACTGCAAAAGCATCAGAAATGATAACATACTATCTCGGAACGTTCCCGCCGGTAAGGACAAAGGCTGACATTGAGCGTGTTGCAAAAATGGTTGAGGCCGCTGCTATTAAGGCCATAATGGAGGACAGAAAATGATAACCACAACCCTCAAACAGATACTCACCGACAGCGGGTGTACACTGGTCCTCTACGAGCAGGACAGACTGGCTAACCTCTACACGGATCAGTCACATCAGAACGATATAGTAGGACTGATAGTGCAGCCCAACACTGTCACCCTTGAGGTGAAGGCCAACTCCGTACACGAACACTTCCCGCCTGTGTATGTGGAGGTATTACAGCAGGTTATGCTTGAGGACAATGCTGACAACAACGAGACCAAATTACAGGCATTATTGGACATCTGTAAAGAAATTGTCATACGGCTGATAGGGTTACAGATGTTCCGCAAGGTGCAGCCTATGACGCTGACAAAGATACTGGAGAACAGGTATGATGCTAACATGATAGGGTGGTCCATGCCTCTTGACCTATACTGGCTTAACAACAGGGTAAACGAACCATGTGATGAGGCCTGATCTGAAGCCCATACTGAAACAGATGATTGACGGCATAGCACGCCGGTCAACCTTCTATGGCAATACCATGCCTCCGGCGGTCATGGCTCTCTTTGAGATCGAAGAGGATGATAGCCACGTGGGTGTGCTTGCCCCGTTTTGGATAGGGGTGTTTCAGCGTGGTCGTGGACCGAGGAAGAGCAATGTGAGCCACGGGCTGGAGAACAAGATATACGCATGGATGGATAAGCGTAACCTGTTCAAGTCAAAGACACAGGCAGGGAAGCAGAATGAGGCGAGGTACCTGACGTGGTACATCAACAAGTACGGCAACAAGCACTTCCGCAGTGGCCGTTTTATTGACATTTACGAGACAGAGAGGCAGGTAGCTGTGGATAAGATCATGGCACGCTTCTCACTTGAGATAGGAGAGATAACAAGGCAGGTGATATGATAGAGGTAATCTACGAGCAGTTCATAGCGGACATGAGAGATGGCTACGTCAGCAGTGTTCGCTCATACATTGAATCAAAGTACACCGGTGACCGCACAGAGTGGATCATCGCTGAAATAGAAAGAAGGTTGAAAGATGGTAATAACACTGGTAAGCACCCCCGAATATACTGAAGGCGTTGATACCTTCAGATGGCTGGCAACGGAATCGCCCAATAACTTCCGTCTGCTGCGGCAGGACTATGACATAACCACCCCGTCTAACTCCGGTGGCTTTCTCGCCCTGGGGTTATCTGAAGCCTTTGCCGGTGCAGACAATGACAGCATCATCGTCACTGACACCGCCGGCAACACCTACGCAGGCACGGTGACAGATGCATCCAACCCTCTGAACCTTATCACTGACATAGCATACCCATTGGCGGCTACCGCCTCCTACTTCAACGATGTGACCCTCTATGCAGGGTTTTACTTCGAGGGACGACTGACCGTCAATGGGGTATTATACCCACTTACCATCATCGCCTCGCCAGACAAGGATGGCTATGCTGACCTTGACGTGTCGGGCATACTCAGGATAATAACCTCACTGGGTAAGACCGGCGACTATTCTTCTCGTCTGATGGCTGAGACGAACAAGTCCGGTCGCTTCACCCTTGAATACCGGCCGTGCTGGTATGGGTCAGACGAGGGATGGATCCCCGCAGGTGGCACACCATCAGTAGAATACTACTATGCTGAGTGCGTCCGGTCAGAGGAACAAGGAAGTAACCTGCATGAGTATGTAGCCACGGACACGCAGGACGCACCCTTCCTCAATCAGTTTGAGCAGCCGGTGTACTTTTTAACATTGCCGTTTGACTTATCATTAATACTTCCGGCAGAGGCAACCACAGACGTTACGGTTGAAATAACGGCGTATTCATCCCTTAACGTGCCCCTTGCTGTAAAAACAGAGGTTATTGATCCGTCGGCAATTAACGGGCGAATAGTATCGCTCACCATTTATAGTTCCGATTGCCCTACCGGAACCGCGTACTTAAAAGCATGGCAGGTATCATGAGGTGGGCCTACGCTGATAACGCTCTTATACGCATACCGGTCAAGTGTGCCCCTGATGGATACTACCTGCGGTGGTACTATAACGGCTGGCATTACTGGTTCTTTCTCCCGGGGCTTCATGTGATAGACACCGAGGGTGAGAGATACCGGACATTATCCACAAGACGCATCACCGTCTCATCGGGTCAGGTGACAAGAGGTCAGGCGGTGGCCATAAGAACGATCATGAACACCCGTGAGGTGTATCTGTGGACCGACGGAGGCTGGGCTGCCATACGGATCGAGCCGGGGTCGCTGAAGATCTATCAGAGCGAGGTAGCAGGGACGGAGATGGAGATGACGGCTATCATCGGCAGCAGGGAGGTGACACGCACGACGGGCTTCTCCCCTGTGTCGCCGGTTACGCCTGTTGAGCCATCGTACCCGTGGTGTACCACACCTATCGTCATATCCGATCAGGTGTGGATGTGTAAGAACTATGACATAGCCTACCCGGGATCAAGGGTCTATAATAACCTTGAAAGCAACCGTGCGCCCTATGGCGGGTTATATACTTACGATCAGGTCATGGCCCCGGGGTTTGTTCCTGCCGGGTGGCACGTGCCCACTGTGGCCGAGTGGCAGACGCTGATAACGGCTGTCGGCGGTGACGCCGTGGCCGGTGGGGTACTGAAAGAGGCAGGCACCCTGCGGTGGAACGCTCCTAATACTGACGCCGTGGATACTTATGACTTCGCTGCTGTGGGTGGGGGTTATTCCAGTCCGTCAGCTTTTAGTATGCTAAAGGATCAGGGTATGTTCTGGACGGCTGACCCTTATAACACGTCTCCCGTACGGCCTAATATGATTGCAAGGTCAATAAGGATGAACCACGACAGTGGGGCGGTGGTGATTGAATACGTGCCGAGGAGTTACTTTTTAAGCGTGAGGCTGATAAAAGACACCCCTCCCGCTTATGTGGAAGCTGTATATGGCTATCTCTATAACTGGTATGTTGTATCAGATGTAAGAAATATATGTCCTGTGGGGTGGCACGTGCCTACACGGGCTGAGTTTATTACGTTAAGCAACTATCTTGGTGGTGATCCTGTTTCTGGCGGTAAATTAAAAGCAACCGGATTTACTTATTGGCAAACCCCTAATACCGGGGCCGATAATTCAAGTAATTTTAATGCAAGAGGTTCGGGCGATAGGCAGAACGTTGGCACGTTCACCTCACTCCTTACTAATATAATCCACTTATGGACGTCAACCTATGTGGGGTATGGGACAAATTACCATCAAATTATTTTAAGGTATGATTCCGCCGCATCACAAACCAATGTAATAGCAGATGCAAAATACGGCTATTCGTTACGTCCCATTAAAGACAGCACTGCTCTCACAGATGGCCAGATCGGGACCTATGTTGGCAATGACGGTAAGGTCTATCGTACTATATGTATTGGCACTCAGGAATG